GTCGGGCAATATCGGCTCGCACCTGATCGGCTTCTGCCAGAATATCCGCATGTGCCTTTTCGATTGCGCGAACAGCCGCTTCGTCCAGATCGTCTGTGATTTCAGCACGCTTGGCTTCGGCCCGCGTGGTGATATCCGTGAGTTTGGCGCGCAGACCCAACAGAGCGATGTTAGCGCCAATGACATGCATACCGCTTGGTTGTGTGAGCATGCCATGATCGAAAGATGCTGCATGCGATGGATCAGCTGCGAAGAACGCAAAAGCCAGACCGACGCAGAAGATTGCGGCGACGGTCGCGAAAATGTGAGCACCCTTTTTCATGGTGTGCGCTTCCTTCTAAGTACCGGGCAAAACAAGCGCCGTCGGCCTGCAACCCCGGAGTTGCAGGCGGCAAACTGATAAATTGTCGTGATTGTCAGCCGATGCGGCGAACGGCTTCCGCCATTCTCATACGTGCAGCAGCTGCGGCAGTCGAAAAGCCTGCGCCCAAGTATGACAGTGGGAATGTGCCAGCCTGCGAGCGGACCTGCGCATCAGGATCTGCGGGGATTGTCACAAAGGAAATTTCGTTCGGCGTCCAGCGCTCGACAATAACCTTTTCGACCTCACCCTTTTTAGTAGCTTCCTCGACGCGGATCTTGTCGATGGAGTATCCAACCGACACATTCTTGATGATGCCGTCAGAGACGAGGCCAAACATTCGATCTGCCCGCTCATCAATTCCCGCTTTGGGAAAGCGAATACTCGCTTTACCTTCACCGCTATCAATCCACGCGCGTTCAACCACGGCGACCTGCGAAAACGTTGACCATGCGGAATGACTGTCGAGAACGGGAGCGCCCGCATTCATACGCGTGAGATCAATCGCTTTGTCGCTGACAACGAGAACCTCATCGAATGGAACGACCGTATCCCAGCCAACATAGCGACGGCGCCGTACGGTTGCGCCAGCTGTCCAGACGAGTTCAACCGTCCGTGTTTCGGCATTAATGCCGGAGGGAAGTAAGCGAACCTCCTGCATCTGCATTGGCAGACTATCCGGCATCTTGCGCAGATTAAGTTTCGTCATCGTTTTCATCCTTGTCGGGAGGATCATCAGAATCGCTGTTTTGTTGCGTTTGTCCGGCCTGCGAGATGCGGCGCGGATCGCTGTCAAAGATCAAACCCTTGTCATCCAGCTTTTTGTTGAAAGCCTCAATCTCGTCGATCACGTCTTCTGGATTTTCACCCGTCTCAGCAATTGCGGATGGAAGGGACCGGAAACCTGCGCGGACTTCCAGAACTCTCGCTTTCACATCCTTCAGCGGATCCGCTGAATAGAAGCGAGGCGGCGACCACTCGGCTTCCACGGTCGGCGTCTGGATCTTGCCAGCCAGATATGCGGCCTCGCAAAACCAGTCCCACAGAGGCTGCAACAGCATTGGAATGATCACCTGCCATTGCAGCATTGAAATCATCCGGCGAAAGCCTTCCAGCCCGATCTTGCTCGACGAGTAGTTAACCTTGTCGAGCCTGCCGGTCATAAGAGCGAACGGAACCCGCCAACCCGCAGCCACCGTATGCAACATCGAAGTCTTGTAAGGGTCGTAGCTGTCAGTGACAGCAGGCTGCGAGAACTTAATATCACGGCCACCGACAGCATTGAGGAACATGCCCGGTTCAACCTTTTCGACCCTCTGCCCACGAGCGTTGTAGAGGCCCGGTTGAAGTGCTTTTCCATCCTCACCGGTCATTGGCATACCGATATTGTCGTCAATATCGCCACCCGTCATGACACCGACGAGACAAGCTTCCAGCCTCTTTCGAACTAATTCGGCCTGCTCATATTCAGCCAGATCAAACGTGTCTGACATTGCAGGCGTACCCCATGGCACACCCCTCACCTGCGTGCGCTGCTTTTCGAAAACATGCGCAATGTCAGCCGCAGGCACCGGCTTGGAAACAATGGTCGACTGCGGATCAAAGAAGCTGTTTCCGGGGTGCGAACCAAACATCCAATAGGCGCGTTTGCGTCCGATGGCATCAAACTCAATGCCTTGAATGGTTTTGCCGCCGCCAGACAATACACCCTCTTTCGTGGTGTCTATCAGATCTGATTCCAGCACCTGCAATTGCAGCGGAACCGGCAATCCATCCTCAAGTCTGCGGCGACGACGGCGCACGATACCGTCACCGCTTTCAAACATTTCCCGAACTGCAAGGGCCACGATCCCATTAAAGTCGAGATCACCATCCGCATCACAGTGCTTGCTCCATTCAAGAAACAGCTTATTCAGTTCTTTATTCTTGGATCTGGGAATGATCCCATCACCAATCGCATGACTGACAAGCTCGGATATCGCTTTTGCAGCGTAGGGATTGTTGCGGACAAGATCGCGCATGCGATCCCGAAGGACGCGACCCGCCCGCGTAATCTCAGCATCAGCGGACGTGGACTTCGCCCGCCTACCCGATTTTAGCCGGCCGGTTTCCGCACCACTGTAGCTGCGCTGCGCAATCTCCATTGCGGCCCGCTGCTGCACCCGACGTAAGCCAGCCTGCGGCGAGACATAGCCAATGGCCTTATCCAGAATATTGGTGATGCTCATCAATCTAACGCCGCCAGTATGATACGAGACCGGCCTTGTCTGCGGGATCTGAGATCCGCAAGCGCCTCTCGCATATCTTTGAGGGAATGATATTCCACCTCGCGGCGCGTGCCGCCCGAATGGAAAATGACTTTCTTTGCGCCTGTTGCTATCGCATCTTCGAGCGCTGCAATTTGATCATCTAACGTCGCCATGGCTATAACCACTCCGAAGGTGCGATTTCTGGTATGTTTGAAACCCGTTTGGTTTCAGGCGGCGTGGAAAGTTCGCCCTCGCGATGCGCCCAGTTGGCGTTGACCATCTGTCGGGCTGCAAAGGCGTAGACTGTGCAGTCAAGCGCTTCGTGTCGCCGCCCAGGCACCGGAACGAATTGCCGTATCGTCTGTCCGCGTGAATACTTGACAACCAATTGCTCACCCACGAGTTGCTCAAACCAAACATCCGGCAGAGCTTTCGAAAAACGCATGGAGCTGGTACGTGCCAAGCGACCGAAGATATGGCTTTTGATACCGTCAACACCGACAATGAAAAGCTTACCGCCCTTTACGGTCGACTTGGATTTCTCAATCCATGGCCTGTTACCGCCGACACCCTTGATTGCGAACACGCGCCTGCGGAACCGTGGGAATGCGTAACGATAGACGGTTTCCATCGTCTCGCCGTCCGAGCTGTCGATGCAGGTTGCTTCAACCTTGATCTTGCCGCCAAGCGGATGATCCCACTGCGTACCAAGCGCGACATCCAATTCCGACCATGTTGTATGATCGTCGTAACGGCCCCAAATCACTTCGTGGCCGAGAGCATAAGGAATGCCCTCTTTGTCCCAACCAATAAAGGTGACTTCCAGACGATCATCCTGAACGTCAACGCCTGCGGTGATGATCAGAACTTGGATAGGTATCCCAGTGGTGCCCGTTTCGCTCTCATCCTCTGGCGCTTCCGCAACAAGACTGAAATCTTCGGCACGGCTTGCAAGCTCAATATCATCCAGCTCGTCGGTGTTTTCCTTCCAGCCTTGCGCGAGGATCGTGTTGATGAAGGTCTGTAGCTTCGAAGGATCATTCTTCGCGCTCACAAACTCCTTAGCCAGCCGCCCCCATGATGCATTTGGCAGAAGCGAAATCAGGGCATTCATCCGAAACCCGGCATGGTCTTTGACTTCGGGCTTAAGTGCTCGCCACCGGCCATTCGTGACCATACCCGGCTTATGCCGTTCGTCGATTACGGAACCGCATTCCCGGCAGACATAATAAGTCTTTTCGGGTTCACCTTCCGGCCAGTGAATGTCAGACCATTGTATCTCGTGGAAGTGCCCGCATTCAGGGCAAGGTACCTCGTAAATGCGCTGATCCGAATCCTTGTAGGCTTGCAGCACGTGGCTGGTTTCTTCATAGACCGGCGTCGACCCCATAACGATCTTACGATCAGCAAATGAGAGTGTTCGACGTTCGGCGAGAAGAATGGGCGAACCTTCCTTCGTTGCCGTCATGCCGTCCGCTTCATCGATAAACAGAATGCGAACATTGTGACGGCGAAGGTTACGGGGTGCCTTAGCTGCGATGACTTTGAGAAAACCACCCGGAAAGCGACGGGACAACAGTGTGTTGCGCCCGCCTTCATCAACATCACCAGTCAGCAGACCTTGCAGATCCGGTGACGCATCAAAGATCGGCTCAACGTCCGAAACCATATAGTCGCGGCAGTCAGCCTCTGTTGGCAACAGGGACAGGATTGGCGATGGATCGTTCGAACAGAAACTTGCCATGGCACTGGTGAGCAGCGTGGTGAAACCGACGCGAACAGGCTTTACCAGTGTCACCCTTTCAATTGCGGTATCACCGATGGTGTCTGCAATCTCTCGCTGCGGAGGCCATAGACGCACCCGACCCGTAAGCGATGAAACACCTTCAGGAAGGTAAACCGTTTTCTCGATCCAGTCCGACAGCTTCAGTTTCGGCGGAGGTGTTAGCCCCTCCCAAACTGCCCGCCGTAATATCGTCAGCGCTACCGTCATCGTCCTTTTCACCAAGCTCCGCTAACGCTGCTCGAATTTCTGTATCGATCAGGTCGACATCGTAAGTTGTGAGGTGCGGCAACATCTGTCGGCATCGAGAAGGAACCGACATGACCATGTTTCGAATACGCCGTGCGATGGACACCCATTCGTGCCGCACTTCTGCGACCGTGATCAGTTCCTTGCGCATCGCGGCATTTTTCATTGCAGCCTGATCGGCTTGCTCACGTGCAAGGCGGGCACGTTCCGTTGCCAGCACGTCGACATTTTCACCGCCGCGCCCTGCTGCCATTGTTCGAATATGCTCGCAGTAACCTTGGACCGACTTTCTAAAGTCGAAGCGATTCCGCCCTGTCTTCACAATGATTCCACGTTCGGCATAATCAGAGATTGCCCGCTTCGACACTCCGATCACATCAGCGAGGTCCAGCGCTGTGACGCTACCGTCGTCGACCGGCATTTCATCCTCTTGCGGCTGCTGAACTTCCGTAAACAGCTGCGCTTCGGGTTGGTCGACATGCTTTTTGTGTGTTTTCGCTGCGAAACTGGGGCTTACGCCGAATTTCTCCGCCGCCTGCCTAACTGTGTTGCCCTCATTGATGAAGTCAATCACTTGCTGCCGCAGCTCGTCCGAATAGCCTTTAGCCATCTGATTCCGATTCCATCCAAATGGCGGGGGAATCCCCCTATGATATTTCACACAGGGCGAAATCCCGCAGTCGCGCTCACCCGCTCCGGTCACAGACCGGGGAAAGGACCCAATGGAGGGGGTGGGGTCAGGGGTCGAAGGGTTGACCGGGTCGGTCGGGTGCCCTGCCCTGATCGGCAGCCTATGGCAGCAACTTCTTGATCGCTGCGTCGACACGCTCTTGAAGCAATGGCGCTGCCATACGTTCGAATGCAGCCTTGGTTGATCCCTTGGTCATTTCCACTGGGATAAACACATCCGACCGGGTGTAGCTAATACGACTGCCTGACTTGTTAAGCCGGTGAAAGACGTGTCCGTAAAACTTTGGCACATCCTGTCGGTTCGGAAACTTGCCACCCTTCATAAACGACCCCGCAAAAACCTTGCGCTGTCCGAATGGCTTGGCCGAGACACCCTTGCGGGTTTCCTTCGGCGACAGGTATTTCAGGCGAATGTTACCGCCTCGCGTGACCATATCGTAAGAAAGCTTGCCGGGTCTTGCGACACCGGGATCGCCAATTGCTTTGACGATTGTCTTACGCTGCAAGCCGGTCTGTTTCGTCAGCGCACGAATAACTTGCGTCTTCGCCCTGTTGCCAACCTGATTGACGATACGTGGCAGCACTTTAGGAAAGCGTGTGTTCAGCTGGTTAAGCCTGCTACCAAACAGTGACAGGTGCTTGTCAGCCCAGTGCGCCGTTATCGTTGCCATGAGCAGCCTCTATAGAAAATGGAAAGAGCGCCTCAGGGGCGCTCAATGGTATCGGTGATTGGTAGACATAGCTTACGCACTGGCCCTGAATCGGTGTCTCAAGTTTGAGACTGTCAGGGCGGGGTCCGACCGGCGTACCAACCTCAGAACTTTCGTTCCCGCTGTCTAGGCGTTCTCAGAGGCTCACTACAGGATCATCGGATTATCCGTGAGCAGAATACGCTCACAAAGGTTCGAGGATTGCAAGAGGCATAATTGCTGGCGTCGATCTTCCAAAGAAATCGATATCAACCACCGCGTTACCCTTTCCATCGTGACCGCCTGAAACAATCTCTCCATTGCGCCCGGCAAATATCCCATCACGAATATGAACTTTCATACCTCGCTTGAATACAGCTTGGGGCACCTCATGATCAAAATGACCGCTCTCTGCTTTCTCGTTGAAAGACAATACCTTATCGGCTGAAACGAGGTGAGGATTTTCATAACCTCCAAGTATGCCAGCGACATACTCAAAGCTCAATAATGCAGCCATGGTGTCATTTGAAATGATGCAGCGGGCGAAGATGTAACCAATGAAAATCGGTTCTTTTCTAGGTGGGATAACACGATGACGCTTGCGTATTTCCTTGCCCAATTTCATGGGGACAAGTGTTTCGATATCAGCATCCAATAGAGCGTTACCCACAGCGATTTCACGGCCAG